TTAGAAGCTTAAAAAATAACAGAAAGCAGAATTGATGCCAGATGATCGTTCGTGCGTTTGTCGTGGGTCTTTCAGGCTTTCTGTTTCACCAGTGAATACAGACTTTAACTTCGTGTATGCCTCATCCTGACTGATGTTGTAGAAAGATGCCACATCTCCGGCAAGACCAGTAAGAGTTGTGGACATGTCATATGCAGCTTTCTCACTGAAGCCAAATGCCTTTGCCATAGCTCCAAAAGTACCGGTAAACCGCTTTGCCATGGTCTCAGACAATCCAAACTGAGTGGCTGCATTCTGGGCAAACTTATCTACCTGTTTGCTCATCTGGGAAAATGTAACATCAACTACGTTCTGGACTTCTGCCAGATCAGAGCCTAATTCTATACAGGACTTTCCAAAGTCAAATACTTTTTTGACTGCAAAAGCAGCTGCAAGTGCTTTGCCAGCTTTTTTTGCCAGATTCTGTATCCCCAGCATCTGACTGTCAAACTCATTTTTATTTACTACCAGATCAAGCCCGATCTGGCCTACGCTGTCTGCTGCCATATATATCACCTGCCCTTTTCGTTAAGACAGGCACATCGGCACAGCGTCTTAGATCTTTAACTCAAATATTTTCCTGCATTCCTTATTTTTGCATTTAAAAAAGATGCCCTTGCATTTGGCATCTTCTGACTTCATGGCATTGACCGGATGCCCGCAATACGGGCACCGGACTTTTTCATGCTTTACTTTTTCAATTTCAACCACCTCCGCATAATGCAGCGAACATCCTTTCCAGACCTTCCATTTCCCTGTCATAAGCCTCCGGAGTCATCTGCTCCATCTGATGTTTACGCCAGCTGTCATGGATCCTTCGCTGATCAGTGGTAAAATGTTTGATCACATTATCATCTGTTTCAGAACGTATCGCTACCACCCGGCCCAGGGGAGTTTCCGGTCCAAGTCCGGCCAGCAGGGAACGGAACTCATCCCAGCTGACCGTTTCAAACTCTTTCGTCCTTATACGCAACCCGTACTGCGTCATGAAACTGGAAATGATCAGGTCCCAGTCTTCAAACAGGTCGTAGTACGGGTCAGCGCTCTCCCTGGCCTGTGATATCTCCTGTGATCAACTTTATGGCCTCCTGAATGACAGTCATCCAATCTGGAACCAGCAGTTTCAACGAATCAATTACCTTTCTGGATTTTTCTGGAAATACCAGTTCGTATAATTCATTCATATTTTCTTCTGAAGTTCCACCATTTCTTGTAACATTAATTACTTTCATCATGGTAGGAGCATCTGCATTTACCTCCAGTTTTTCTCCATTGATCATCAGGCATGGATTCCCATCAAATGTAAGCTTATCTGTAATATCTACTACTTTAGCCATTGCTCATTGTCTCCTTTTACGCTGCCACTACCGGTGTATAGGTTGGTTTTCCATAACAGGTAACCTCAAACTCCAGGGCATCGATATTCGTTGTATCACCGCCTCCTGGGGTAGTCACATTTACTACTACATCACAAGCCAGCTTAGCCCCGGATGTCATGGTCCACTCAAACTTGGTCATTACATCCTGGCCAAATTTCCATGCAAGGCCTGCGATATAATCATTTCCGGCATCACCTACGGAACGCTTTCCCTTAAAAGCAAAGCTGAGTTTTTTGCCAGTCATAGCAGATTTGGCCCAGCCTTCTGCGTCCATGGCATACCATTCTTCTGTGGTACCGTCAATGGTTGGCGCAAAGTTCTCCAGATCCGCAGGCATTACCATATCGCCGTCCACGCTGTCCATACCCTTTGTACCAAATTTAAACACGTTATTGTGTACAGGATATACTTTTCCTCCTACTTCACTCATTACACATTCCTCACTTTCTCTGATAGATAAGATCCAGCCAGATCACATATTCATACACCCCATTATCATCCGTTCCTACGTCCTGAGGTTCAGGAACCATTAAACGCAGATAATTAATGTGGGTATCTCCTATGTCCAGACTGGATATGCTTCTAAGTTTCTCAAATAGTTGATAAGCAGCTTCTTCACTTTCCGGTTTGTCCCTGTTCCAATGGACCAGAAGAGAGAGCGGCTTTGTATCATAGGTAGTGTATTCCAGGCCACCTAAAGCAATATTGGGTGGTCCGGATCCACTTCGGTTATAAATACCTATGGATTTCTGCTGTTTATTATCCAGCTTGCCGATATAAACATGGCTCTCTTCTGCAATTCCAAGAGAAATGATCCAATCCTGTATGTCCGTTAACCGCAGCATCATACGCCACCCGCCTTTTTATAAAACTTCTTAAAAGCTTCCTTGCAAAAACCGGAGCTGACACCTCCCGGAAGCCATGGCTCAAACCATTTACCGCCTGCAAAAGGATTTTCATACTTCTGGAACTGATATTCCGGATGGTAATACAGCCGCCTTGCATATGGCGTGCTGGATACCAGGCTTACTTTTCCGCTAGAAGCTTCACTGGTGTCCACGAAGGTGCTTTCATTCTGCAGGTTCCCAGTATCAAACGGCATGCCCTGTGCCTGTACCACTTCCGTATGCAGCGCTTCCGCCGTCTGCTCCAAAGCAACTACTGCTGCACGGGTCAGTTGGCTGATACGGGGCATGTTCAGCTTTATAGTTGACTTTACCTGCATCAGATCACCTCCAGACTGCAGTAATTTACCGTACCGTCCGGATTCCTGTTCTTGCATCCCTGCTCGATCCGGCGTTCTTCACCAAATACCGTTACTGTTCCGCCACTTAAAGACGGCATATCCGGCGCGATGTCTCCTGTAAAAAGCGCAGTACCAGTGATCTGCACCAGCTTCTTTTCCGCTGTCAGAATGGTCTTGGCTTTATCCTGGAAATTACACATCAGATCCGCATCCAGGCTGTACTTCGGCCTTCCCTTATTATCCAGTTCTTCCGATTCCAGATGAACATGCACAGGCGTCTTACAGAGCCGCTTTGGCACTAAACATGGATATTTCATAGTCTCACCTCGCTAAACGGCAGCAAAGGCCCGTCTGGCACAGCATAGCGTATACATCGCGCTTCATGGCAACACCTTTATCTGTAAACACGTTCCAGGAATTACCAAACTGCATGGACACACCGTTGATGCTGTAGCTCTGCAAAACCGTGTTGATCTCATCTGCATTTTCTGTCTCAAAGTCAGCCTGCTGGCAGACCACTTCCCGGATCAGGTCCTGCTGAAATGGTGTCAGGTTAGAAAATCCCTGACCTACGATACGGTTGTAAGTCAGGGAATCAATATGGCGGCTGGCCTGGCGGAGAGCCTTTTTAAGCTCATCCGTTGGCACAGCACTGCCTTCATATTCGGTCTGGTAATATTCCGGTGTTACATACGGCTCATAAGCCATAAGACCACCTCCGATCAGGCTCCGGTATACTCTGTAGTATCCACATCTACGTAGATGCTGTCTACCTTACCATCACGTCCATTCGGGAATACAAACACATCAGACAGGGAACGGTTCTGATACAGGTATCCGTCACCCTCTGTATGTGCTCCTGGTTCAAAGTAGTAGATGCTGGAGATCTTCGGAACGATCTTGCAGGTCTGACCGCACGCTACCAAAACATTGATCCTGTGCGCTCCTGTTACAGCAGCTACATGGTTTTCGGTATCCTCTGTCACCTTTTTCAGTGGTGCAAAACCGCCGTTTTCCGGCTCCCAGTCAAAGGCGTCATAGAAGCGCTCATCATCCACCACTTCCATGATCGGCACACCGTCAATATCGGTTACACGGGTCTCAATTCCCATGCCGCCCTCTGCGACCTGGGTCATCTCGATCTTACGTGTAAATTCGGTAGACTGCTCCAGGGCATCCATAATGGCACTGGATACATACATCATCAACGTACCATTTGCTTTGTATCTTCTCAGCTTGCCCTTCGCCAGGATATCCTTCAGCATTCCGAATACTTTTGCCTTGGTATAGGTAGCAGCTGCTGTAGCACTATGGTATCCCTCTGCCTTCTGTGCTACCTGCGCTACCTTTGCAAAGAACAGCGCATCTGTTTCCGGAACGACCTGTGTCTGCTCAAAGGTGCGGGAAATGTTCTGGATGGATGCCGTTGCATTGGTCTCATCCACATCTGCCTTATCCACCAGGAAAGAAATGTCACGGTCATGGGTAAGGGTAAACGGTACATCCTTCTGGGTATAATCGCCCTTATTCCACCCACCATTTCTGTTGTGATTTTTATATCCGGAAGTAGACATCTGGGTAAAGTGGAATGTCTTGGCATCTAACCACTTTACATTACTTGTTACAAAGGGAGAAGTTAAAGTCCCCTGCATGAGGATCTCTAATAATTCAGGCTCCCATACCTGTGCATAGTTTAAATTTGGCATATGATCACCTTGTCCTTTCTTAAATCATTTGTTAGTTGTTCCAACGGTTCCAGCGTTTAGCCGGGACACCTGTCTGCTGGGTCTGTGTTGCCTGCTGTGCCTGACCCGCACCGGCATTCCCGCTTGCAGCTCCTACCTGTACAAAACCAGTAGTACCCGCGGCCTGTGGCTTCAATCCCGGAACGTCTTCCAGGACTTTATTCAGGGCTGCTTTTAAATTCTCTTCATTGATCTTTCCGTCCTGTCCTACTGTCTGACTGAGATCTGCCATTTTGAGGATGTATGGAATTGTCTTGGCATCAATACCCAGGCTTACTGCAGCAAGTATAGCAGCGTTCTGGATCTGTGCCTGTTTGGCTGCCTCCTGTGCCTGTGTCAGCTGGATCTGCATAGCTCCCACATCTGGAGTATTGGCGGCTTTCTGCTGCTTAAAAGCTGCGATCGCCTGCTCTACTTCCTGTTGGGAAAGTCCCTGCTGTTTAAAATAGGCTTTCAGTGCGGTATCTTCCTTGGCTGCCAGTGTTCCATCAAGCATCTGTTGGATCTTGCCATAGTCAATAGCTGGTGTTGATGCCTGCTGGGAATTCTGGTTCTGCTGTGTAGTCTGCCCACTACCGTCTCCTGTGCCCTGCTGATTCTGCTGTGCCTGGTTCTGATTTGTTTCTGCCATGTTAATAGTCTCCTTTCCATTTTGGGAGTGTCACTCCTGTTACTGATCCATTCTCATCGGTGTCACCGGCCGCGCAGAGTTTAATGCCATGCTCGCGTTTGGGCATAAAAATAACACCCAGGGCTTTCCTGCGTGCTTACTGCTCAATCTTATTACATTTGGTACAACGTCTTACATAACCGCCATACGGACCGGAAGCCCGGCTCCAATGCTTGCGGTAGTGGTGGCAGCATTCTTTCTTTTTGAAGAACATCTGCCTGATCCACGATATAAGCCCCATACGATCACCTTCTTTCATTTGCGACGTCGCAATTATTCTTAAAAATGGGTACAAAAATACCACCGGCCTACTGACTGGTGGTATTTACTGACCTTGTTCCCAAGCCCAATTCTTCACTTTTTTAAACGCTTCTACAGCTTCCTGTGGAACACCTTCAAGCTCGCCATCATGAATACATTTTGCATACGGCTTATAAGTTTCCATCGCCTTTTGAATCTCCTCCGGATACTTGCGAATTACCATGTTTCTTCCCTCTTCGATGTTTTACCATATATTCAGCTTCAACTTCATCATACCTATCAATCCAGAACATTTGATCTGCGTAACTACTTATGTCGCTTACATTGTACTCCGTGATACCTGCTCTGTCAATTGTCTTCTTTGCTTCTTTACAAGCATTCTCTATATACTTACCATAGTTTTCTCTTGTAATTTCACCGTATCGTTTTCTAAAATTTTCAGCCTGCTTCATATGCCACATCTCATGAAATTCAACATTTCCTTGATCTTTAATCACTTTACTGTCTGCAATCTGAGGGATATAGAAAACTACATTTTGTATGGCGTCATACTTCCCATACGCTGTAGGCATTTCATCTGGCGAAACTATAATAATTTTAGGCCTTCTCTCCAGCGAAACTTCCCACTCTTTTAAAGCCTGCTCCGTTCTCTGATTCAATGTATGTAACGCACGAGGTTTTATATTCGTCTGATTGGAAATGTAAATCTCTGAATAGCTTTCAACTCGCTTAATGTTTATTTTCTGCTGCTGTTTAATAAATATTGTTGATGCTTCACCTCTGGTAACTGGTCTGTACGCCTGGTCTTTCCACTCTTCCGCTTTTATCTGGTATTCTTTTTGATTCTCCTTATCCAGCGAATACTCTGCCAGTCTCCCATACTTTTCCACCTGGCGCTCTGCATACTGTTGCCTGGCTTCCTGCTGGTTCTGAAGTCCAATCTCTTCCAGATCTTCTTTAGTCCAGGTATCATCTGCGGTAGAAATACCAGGGAAATATGTAGTATGGCTGTCCTTGCATCTTGGATGATAAAGCCCTTTGCTGATTGCATAACTCATCAGCGGATATTTCTTCCCAGTCTCCGGATCCACGCCGTCCTTGCTACCACCGCTCCACACATCATCGATCAGGACCTTACCAACAAAAGGAAGGCACTTAGGACACGGGTTTCCACGCTTGGCCATGATAACTGTTGTAACTCCCCACTCCTGACGTTTTTCGCCCTCTCCCTGCAGGTAAGCTCTTTTACTGGCTGTCCGGATCGCCATATCTGCATAGTCTGAAAGCGTATGTCTGGCACCGTTGGCATACTCCACGCAGTTAAGACCACGGGACAGCATATCTTTGGTAGCCATGTCCACAGCCTTTTCATAGGTCCCGGCACCTGTATTGGCATATACCTGGGCATTGAAGATCGCTTTTCGGTAATCATCGTTAGCCTTGCGAAGCACCGCTGTTTCCACTTTCTCCATATCGTCTCTGGTGGCTTTGATCAGCGCTTCCAGTTTACGGTCATTCAGCTTAAAAAACTCTGCCGTAGCTCCCGAGCCAGTTTTCTTAGCCCCCTTAAAGCCTTTCTTAATCGCCTGAAGTATACGCCTTTCCTGCTGCATACCGCCTTTTGACCGTGACATCCGGATCAGACTGTCAATCTGGTCATTAATACTTTTAAACTGCTTGCTGTATTTCTTCTGGTTACGGACTTTGTACTTTTCCAGGGCTTTTAGCTGCTCTGTCTGCCACATAGACCAGTTATAACCTTCTTTGGTTTCCTCTGCCCGATGCCGATCCATATTCCGGATCATAGAAGCTATCAGCTCATCCTCTATCTTCTGGAAAGCTGCAGCAAGATCATATTCATTCTTCCTTGGCATCAGTATTCACCCGTTTCTGAATATTAGCTGCAATCCTTGCACAGCGCTTTCTGTTTATGCAACGGATATTATTCTGGCAGTTGGGTGCTCTCATAACGCAGCTATACTCGATTTTCTCTAACTCCGGTTCAAAATCCGGACAGTATGCGCAAAAGTCCTGCAATAATAACGTAAATCCTGGAATATCCATACTACTATCTCCTGTTCGCATATACCTTATAGCCTTGTGCCTTAAAGTTACGGGTAAGATCTTTAAGCTGAGTCATGCTGCTACAACGGTCCACCCTTAATTCTGCATAGCCTTTTTTCTCAATCGCATATATTCCAAAAGGTACCTGCTCACTGGCTATTTCCAGCAGCCCCTGATACTCCTTCTGGCTCATTCGGTAAACCCGGTTCATTACCTTCACCTGCATTGCCTTCACCCCCAAGATTGACATTAAAAAGCCCGGCAGCCATATTGACTCCCGGTTCTTCTACCTCTGTAATACCCTGTTCTGCTTTCAGACGTGCTATTTCTTCCTGTTTCCACTGATCATCCCTGGAATCTCCATACAGTTCTTCCACTTGGGCTTCCACACTCATCAGTGCGACGCCAGGCCGCGCTTTTGCCATTGTCTCAACCTGACTTTCAAAAGAAGGATTTGCGTACTCACCGAACGGAATATCCACCTTTACCTCTTCAATTGGATTTTTTAAGAGAATATTGTAGGCATTAATGGCAGCACTGACCAGTTTCGGAAGCTTCTCCTGCAAGGCTTCCACGATAGCATTCCTGGTGTAAAGAGTTGTCTTTTCCTTCTCTCGCTGTGCTTCTGCATTATCCAGCTTCTTAACATCAATTCCCAGTGTACTTGGGCTGATGATTCCCTGCAGGCAGAGATCCAATGCGGTCACATAAGAGGCCAGATAACTGTCATGAGGGATTGTTGGCTGATCTGTCTGTATCTTATTTTCAGCCTTTTCTGACATGTCATTGTCACCAGCAAAAAAGCGGCAGTCAAAAGAATTAGCCTTGAGTGGTGCGCCGGTCTCTGGGTTTTTAGGAACCAGGCATTCAGGGATGTATGTCTTAGCCCTTCCTGCTCTTAAAGCATCCATCCACTGGGACCATACCTCATCCAGCGCGTCGAAGCTGTCCAGTTTACCATCAAAGACTGATCCACCTCTGCCTTCATACTTCGCTGATTCGTATACGTTGATCGGTACTGCAAGGATCATCTGCTTATCAAATGAAACATCCTGAAGCGCTTCTGTTTCCCTAAGAAGGGCTTTATTCACAAGCGTATTGCCCTGATACAGTTCATTGGTTATATAACCATATCCGTATCTTTCATTTAATACATAAGTTTTTCCACCGCTTTTGTACAGCGTCTTAAAGATCACTTCCTGTATACGGTCACGTCTGCGTATGATCTCGATCCGTTCTCCCGGATACCATTCTAGGATAGGGAATTCACTTGCCTGCGTATCAATAGTCACTTTAAATGCACCATCTCCGATACAAAGGATCTCTTTTAAGGCTTTTTCCATTTTCTTACGGAAATCATTTGCCTGTGCTATGCTTTCCCACAGCTGTTCCTGCTGGTCACTGTCAAAATCAAAATCATTCATATCCGCCATGGTAATAGCTGCCAGTGTGCGGACGATCAGCCCTGGAAGGCCTGTATGTACCTTACGCATTTCCAAACCAGGCGTACACTTACTTGCCCAGAACTTATATTGATCAGCACAATCACGCACTTCCCTGTACAGCTGCTCCAGCTCATTACTGTCACCTCTGTACCAGATCCGGTTGCGGATCGCACTTGTCTCAAAGTCTAATAATTCGTTGATCTGTATGTTATATGGACTGGCTGGAATCACGTTCAACCAGCTTCGTATCCCCCGCTTGATATTCTCGTTCATTTGTTCCAACCACCTCATTTCTTATCCTCCTCAAACCCGATCATGTTGCGATACGGTATCCAGCTGTACTGTCCCGCATTGATCGTATGGTCATTTCTGTCTTCCGGCTTATCCTTGTCTTCTTCCCAACTATATTTTTCAAGCTCAGCCAAATGTTCTGGGCACTCATCAACCACCAGGTAACAATCCTGCTGGATCCAGCCAAGCTGCAGTTTGATACGGTCCAGGATCTCCAGTTTCTTGTAAGCATCCCAGAAGTTATAAATGCAGCCATTCAGACGCCTGTATTTTTTAAGCTCCGTCATGGTTGCCTGGTCAGCATTGTCTATGTATACATCTTTTGCAAATCCCCACTCCTTCCGGCAGCGTTCCAAAAATCCCACAAACTTTACAGCCGTATCGCTGGGAGCAATGGGATTTTCCAATTCTGCATTGTTATAAACCTTTTCTGCCAGCGTGATCAGCCGTCTATCTTCTGTGATTCCCTGAAAGATCATTGAGATCGTATCTGGTGACTTGCTGGAATAAGCTGTATCCAGTCCGCAGGAAAACTTCTTCCAACGGATCCGGCCCGCCTTTACCTCTGCTCTTACCCAGGCAGCAGTGACAACATGCTTTTTTCGGTCGAAGTTTGGAAACACCAGACCAGTTGCTTTTCCGCGCAGCCCCTGGATCTTATTCTTCCAGATCTTTGTACCCTTCGGTGTATTAGCCAGGATCTTGTCCAGCTTTTCCTTAGGCAGGCCCAGATTATGGACAAAAGAAAAGAACCAATGTACCCAACCGGGCTTTGGTTCTTCTTTCAGTTCGTCTTTTATTTCCTGCGGTGTCTCTGATTCCCATTCCGGCAGAGGACGGGAACAGTTGATGTACTCTTTATACACTGGTAATGACGGATCATCCGGATTAAGCGTAGCCATAAGATAATCACAACGCATAGCCGCCTCTCGTACAAAGTCTATATCAGCTGTGTTGATCTCATCAATATACAGGCAGCCATACTGACCACCCAGAGCCTTCTGCCATTTCTTCTTGTCACCGTAGCCCATCACGTATATGACTTTATCACCACCGGAAGTATGGAACAGGATATGAGGGATCTTATCGTCTTTGGTTCCGTTACCATTGTACTCAACGAGGACACCAAAATCATCCATGATGCCAAGATCTTTGTTGATGATGTTCTTCTCAGCGGTACCGGTATCCTTGGCAGCTATGATGTGCAGCTTCTTGGGAGACTCTGCCACTTTCAGCATGAACTTAAACAGCCCTACTGTGGTCTTTCCGGCTGCGGTCGTGCCCTCCAAAAACTCAACCGGCGCATCACATCTGAGAAAGGCTTTGTATTTATCTGATAACAACAAACGTTCTGCACTCACTATCCACCACCACGCATCTGCCGGATCAGGTCATCCAGCTTAGTCTGCTCTGCTTCCAATTCTGTAACTTCCAGCTTATCCTTAAACATGCCAAGATGCCGTCCCAGAAGCTCCAGAGCCTTTTCTTTATCATTCAGTTTGAGTTCTATACCGTTCTTTCCTTCTTTGATCCCGGCAATAGCCTTGATCTGATTCTCTGATAGCTTACTGGTGTCCGTCAGGATCACGTTTCCATGAGAGATCTGTACAAAGTCTGTAGCCTTGGCAAAGGCGATCGCAGCCAGTTCTTCAATCACGCGGTCCTGTGTGACCTCCGTCCGTTTCTGGCGCTCCTGCATGCGTTCTGAGATATAAGCCGCAACCTTAGCATTTCTTAGCAATCGACTTGCATTAGCCGCTGCTATATCATCATTCTTCACTCTTGGATAAGCGACCTTGTAAGCCCGCGTGGCATTCAGGTCAATGAGATATTCATCTGCGAAAATCTTCTGTTTTTCTGTCATTTTGGGCTCACCTCGCTTTCGTCGGTTTTAGGTATAGAAAAGGAGCCACGCTGGGTGACTCCTCTGCATCGAAAATGTCAAGCATTAATTGGTAACAATTCTTTTTCTAGTAAAATTCTCTCACATTCTGTCTTTAACGCTCTTGCATACTCAAGTACGAACGAATAATGAGATGTCTTCTTCTCATATTCAAAATTGTATCTCCAAACTTCAAACAGCTCTTCTATGTCGGACACATATTCTTCGAAATGCTGTTTATCATATACACTATTTTTAAGATTATTTATCGTTTCTTCCGAAAACATCTTATAAAAATCGGTTTTTAATTTATGCCCACGTATTTCACTTCGCTGGCTACACGCATATGCAATTGACTTGCTAAACAACTCACACGCAAACACACCCATCGTAATCGTCGGACTAATCAAATGTAATTCACAGCGTTTTGAATCCATTTTTTCTGCGGCATCCAAATATTGAAGTGCCTCTTCATATGCACCGATGGCTCGTACTTTGTAATCTGTTACCTTCGTTTCATTTTTTCGTCTCTCTAATAAACTCATACTTTACCCCCTTTTCTTTTATCATACCTCAAATTCGACAAAAGAAAAGCACCCATCTCACGATAAGCGCTTCCAAAAAGGAGAAGGAAATACTGATAGCAGCAAAAATCATCGGAACGGAAGGACTCGAACCTTCGCTTAGTTTAAAAGCCATTGCTCTACCTCTGAGCTACGTCCCAAGGGGGAGGCAACAAGCTTTCGCCTGCTGCCTGGTGGGGTTTGACGTAAGCCGCCGGCCGTATGCCTTTGGCTTCCACTCTATTGTATTCCGAAGCAACCGAATAAAACGAACTTTTTACAAAATATTATGCTCTTTTAAATATTTATCCCTGATCATCAGCCTCGGATAGTCTGGACTGTTGCTGTATCCAATCTTTGCGGCAATCCTATCCCAGGTCATTCCCTCTATGTAGAACATCCTGAACACATACCGTGCCTGACCGTCTTCAATAGATCTTATCCAGTCCTCCACAGCCTTGCACCGTGCTTTCTTGTTATCCAGGATCTTCTCCCGGCGATCATGCAGCTTCCAGTCAAAACCAGGAACCGCTTCCGGCCTGGGATAACCTTTCTTGTAGTCCATAACAACACTGACGCCAATCCCGTTATCCCCTTCCATCATCTCTACCAGTTCCAATTCCAAGACTACTATCTCCCTCTTAAGCTTTCGGTAACTGCTCAGAAGCTTCCTGGTTATCTTTATCTTCGCCAACGGTATCACCTCATTCCTGCTCTTGGTTTGTATGTACGTTCTCCCAGAAGATATTCCTCTTCCTTCCTCTGTTGACCTAGAAGCTGCCGTAACCGATTTAAGATATCCCTGTTCTTCTGATCCTCGAAAAACTTCACCAGCTTCTCATTCATCTTTGCCATATCTTTATTAATTCGCCTGGTTCTTCTGCTCTGTTGAAGACTTGTTGCAATCCGGTTCCTTTCGTTCCGGTCCTTGGCAAATTCCATTTCATGAAGAAAGTCCTGGAGACGCTTGTCCTCTTCAACGACCTTATCGCAAGCATACCTGTATTCTAAAATGCTCTCATCATAGTAGCTTAGAAACTCTTCCAGAGCCTGTGCCGGTGTCTTTCTCTTACTCATCTGGTATCCTCCGCAGCTCCGGATCCGGGCAAAGGCTTGTCCCCGCATAGGCTGGCATCCTGGCTGACCAGGTTGTAGGCTTCGGCCCGTTAATGATCGCATGGTCTGATGCGGCTATGGCACTTTTTCTTTGCAGCTGGTTTGCCTTTCTCTGGGCCTCTGACTTTACTAATCCCATTCTTTATGTCCTCTCCCTTCTTACGCATGACAGCTATCACATACTCCACGTTGGGATTTACTCGTTTCCACATTACGATAGTCTCCTACAATTTACGCACTGCTTTCGCTCTCTTTTTAAAGCGTTCTAGTTTCTCTTGCATTTGCTTAAAATCAACTCCCAGTCCCATTTCTCCCGCACATTGAACTACGTCGGTATACTCTTCTATCACAGCTGCACAAGCCTCTGGTAACGTTACTGGAGTAGGATTATCATCGCGTAAAATCCGTGCCGCTTTTAATGCTGCCTGTGCAAGTTCAGCCGACTCTTCTGCCAGTTGCTCCAGCATCGCTGCACTTCCAATTGCTTCGATCATCATTTTATATACCATCCTCTAAATTTCAGTTTTCTGTTTTATCAGCATCAATATATGGATCCACTTTATATACATCGCCCTCAAAATTCCACATTTGAATTTCTTTGCAAACAGCACCACACTTTCGGCACTTCACTAGATCTATCCACATCTGATCTACCTGATGTATTTCATCAATCCATTCTATTTCGGCCGGTTTCTCACTAATAGATTTTATAATGATGCTTCCACACTTTCCGCATGTCATACAGCGTATTTTCCCTTTTCCGTATCGAATAAGATTATACGCTGCGTATAAGCGATCTTTTAAATTTGGATATTTTCGTCCCATAATTTCTCCTAAATCTTAATTTACCGCCATATAAATAAATGGCAAAAACAGAAACCACATAATATCATCTACTGTCCTCAGCTGGATTTCGCCGTACAGTAACAGCTCTAATCCCATCCAGACCAAGGCCAGGACTATCCAAATATATACAGCCTTTAATGTCCTATCCATTGACCTGTCCTTTCTTGGCTGACATCATGCTCTTATTCGCCGGATTTTCCAGTTCAATCTGTATACCCTGCTTCTGCGGCTCTTTTACTCCTGTCATGCATTCTCTGATGTATCTATGCGGCACATCACATCCCACCGCATTCATGGCTATTTCATACTGCGTAGCCTGTTTCATCAGTTTATAAAAATCTGAAAACTTCACCTGCACTCTATCCTCTGCGCCAAACGTATCTGCTAATCCCATTTCATTTTCCTCCGTATCTTAATTTTCTTCAACCTCTGCCCTGTATGGCTCAGGCAACGACATCCATGCATTCACAAACATATCCTGACTAACAAGTGATTCTGTCTCATCACCAATAAACCATGCTCCGCCCTCTTCGTCCTCGTCATATCTTCCAATGGCTGGGACTGAGAAGTTGGAAAATGAAATTAATACATATTCCCCAAGTTCTGGCAGCCGTTCCTCCACCGGGATCCATCTGTGCTTCTTCTCTTCTGCATTCAGCTTTTGCACCAGTTTTACAGCTTCATTCTGGGTAAAGTCATTCAGACGTTCTACGTCATCTGGGTTGCAGCCCGTATCCTCATAGTCCTTAAGCTTACATAGCGCACCATACAACTTCTGTGCTACAGCCTTGGTAATAACCTTTCCTTCCCGCAGCTGTCCCCATTCAAGCCCTTTTAAGAACCAATGTCCCAAGTCATCCTTTTCTGTTAATCGCATTATGACTAATCCCCCTCTTTTACCGTTCTGTAACATTTCTTCGCTACATCCCACTCAGTTTTTATAGCAGTTCCACAATCAATGCACTTAACATCAATTTCCGCATCTTCGATATTTGTAAAATAATAAGAGTTACGGCCACATCTACAGTCAGCATATAACTTAGCCAATCCTACAAGCTCTGTCTTTGTTCCGCACTCCATGCATTTGAAATACGTTAAAGGTGACTTGCTGCAAAAAGTCCTTTCCTTACCACATTTGCTGCATCGGATTTTCATGAAGCCAGTGTATCCCTCGTTTTCTGGTTTCTCTTCCGTTTCTGGTAAGGTAGGATTTTCCTGAGTTTCCGCCTCAATGTGTTGCTTTATAGTTTCAGGAGGCATTGGTGGATTTACTACGATTTTAGGCTGAAGCACTGTTTTCGGCATTTGTGCTTCCTGAGCGCACGCATGTATAAGCAGTTTTTCCGCCAGCCCACGATATACCATTATTGCCTTAGTTTCCGGTACCTCTACATTCAGGGACATACCCTGAGTTGATAATCTGATCTTCATTTTCCTTCCTCCATCTTCTTCAAATACCCGCATACTGTACTTGGTGCAAGCTGCATTTCCTCAGCGATCTGCTTCATGCTCCACCCAGCATTGCGAAGCGCCTTCATTTTTCCAACATCAATCTGCTTTTTGTTTGGTGCTTCTGGCTTTGGTGGCTCCGGCTTCTCCTTGGTTTCCATAACTGCCTTCTCTTCCACTGCCTTTGGCTCTGCTACTTCTGCCGGCTTCTTCTCAGCTGACTCTGTCTCTCTTTTTTCTTTCTCCGGCACGATCCGGAAGAACTCACATCCAGCTAGGATCTTCTTCAATGTCAGGAACTCATAATCATCCAGGTTCTTAGGTTCCGGCACCACTGGCTGGAGCACTCCCACCATAAGCCCTCTTTTGTGCAGTTCCAGTGCCTCATCGATTGCTATCTGCTTTATGATCATTGTCTTTCCCCTTTCTCACACACTCTCTATGCATGTACAACACCGTCCCTCTCTTTGTCCTGATCCACTCTGCATCTCCATTGATCACCTTCTGGCAGATGCAGCAGACCGGGACGGATGTTTTCTTGGCATTATTCATTTTTCCCCTTTCCTACTCCTGGCTTCCAGCTGATTCAAAAGATCCTGTATCTGGTGGACTATCAGCGGACAGGAATGATATCGTTCCATCAGGAAGCGGGCCTGCCTTACGATCTCATCCCATTCCTCTGACTGCCAAGATGGGGCTGCCTTGCTATAGCGTTTCCAGAAGCCGTTGTATACGTCGTAATAAATTCCTTTGACCTGTTGGTCTGAAAGGATCACCACATCATCCAGTGTCATATCTCCTCTATCCTCACATAGATCCCTGGGATCTCTGCCCAGAACTTCTCTGCCATCTCTGCAGCTACCAGGGCATCATCTTTCCAAAATCCGCAAGCTGTCATGCAGTCTTTTAAAAGCTTCTGGAGATTGTCTGTATCTGGCTTTGTGATCCGGTATTCACCGTCTGCATGTTTCCCCTTAGGGAAGCACCATTTGACCATCAAACGTACTCCCCGATCAAATGGCTGCTCCGGTCTGTGTCCGGCCAGATGCCCCATCAGTTTCTGCCTGGCAGCTTTCAGATCTGCCGGTTCGTAAAAAACAGGCTTGCCTTTTACCACATGTACCTGCTTCTCCTGGTGTGTCACTGTCGGTGGCACCATTGCCATAAAAAACTCAATCACCATAATCAACCCCTTGCCAAGTTCTAGTTTCCGGATTGTATTTTATAAATTCTGATTTTCTTCCCCCTGACTTATCTGTAATTTTGTCATATAGCCACTGACGTACTTCCGGTTATTTTACAATCCAGTCCATGACCTCGCTGTTCATAATGTCATATTTTTCTCCAGTCACATGATGTAATGGTGGCATATGCCTTAAGCAATTAAGTCTTTCGTTTTTAGGTCTATTCATAAACCATACTTCCTTTCATTTTTCCCCTGCTCTAGGTTTGGTGCCCTCTGTGTCTGTGGGGTGGGTGGTCGTCGTGCTTGGCTTCCGCACGACTACCTACCCCCGCATAGAGGGGTGCGCTACACCACTATACGTAGTATAGGTCCGGCGCACCCCTTTGGCGCACTGCGCGGGACTGCACCAGACCCAGGTCATGCGCACCGTGCGCCAGACCGTAAATTTCTGGTTCAGCGCACCTGCGCATGACTGCACTAGACTGCGCCGTTTTTCTGGTCTGGCGCACCCTGTTTTTCCTTTCTTCTGATATACATTTTGTTATCAGCTCCCTGATATTTTTCATAATGATCTGCCAGATCTTTCTTCCTTTTATTGCTGTCCCCTAACCATGAAAGCAGGGTCCTTGATGATGTATCAAGCTTATCTGCAAGCTCCTGGGCAGGCACCTCACGGCCCTCAAATTCAATGTTGGCAAACTCTACTTCAAAGGAACTGAGCTTTTTTCCCTTCGCTTTTTGAGCCAGTTCTTTTCTCTTTTCCGCTGCCTTTTGCCAAAGCGGTTTCTCCGTCTCTGGCTCAATATCACTCAAGATCCCTACCTGATCAATGGTATGGACCGGATAATTGAACCAAGCATTGACTGCCGGAAACTTCGGGAACTCTCTTAAAGTGCCTTCAATACGCCACGCTGTAACACTCCTGGCCCTTATCCTGGCTGCTTCCACCATCTTCTGAAGGTTTGCCCACTGCCACACATCCAGCTTGTTTTCGCAGTAATTGAGCATCTGGTAACTGCTGCAAAGATCATCCTGGGACAGGTCGTCATCCCATTTAAAATGGGAATCCAGGTACTGTTTGCATGCTTCACATACAGCCTTATTCTCTTCCTGTTTCAGGGCATCTTCGGACAGGTCCAGCTCGATCATATCCAACATTGCATCCGGATCACGGGCAAATACACCGGAACCGGATGCACGGTCCATGGACTTCTTGCTGCCCTGGCTGCCTTTTGAATGGTGGTGGCAGTAGATCACGGCCACGCCCAGTTCCGTGCAGACCTTATCGAACTGATTACAGAAATTGGACATCTGGTCTGCACTGTTCTCATCACCTGTGATGACCTTGTAGATCGGATCGATGATGATGGCAATGTAATTCTTCTTGGAAGCCCTGCGGATGAGCATGGGCGCCAGTTTATCCATAGGCCGGGACTTGCCTCTTAAATTCCATATATCAATGTTATCCAGATGTTCCGGATGGATCCCCATTGCCTGATAAACATCCCTGAAACGGTGCAGGCAGCTTGCCCGGTCCAGTTCCAGGTTCACATACATCACACGCCCCTGTGAGCACTGCCAGGACAGCCATTTACGGCCTTCTGCGATGGCAATGCACATTTCTATCTGTAAAAAGGATTTACCCGCCTTAGAGGGCCCTGCGATCAGCATCTTGTGCCCCTGGCGCAGTACCCCTTCGATCAGACACGGGGCCAGTTCCGGCAGGTTGTCCCATACATCTTCCAGGCTCTCCGGATCCGGCAGGTCATCATTGACTGACTCGATCCATTCTTTCCATTCAGCCCAGCTCTCCTTTCCGATGTTGGTGTCAATCAGGAACTGCTTATTCTCTCCACGCAGCACACCTGGCATACGGGACAGTCTGGACGGGTTCCGGTTCTGCTGGTCGATCTCCAGACCGTTCTTGCGGCAGATATCATAGAGATAGTCCACACGCTTGCGGTATTCCCCATAGTCTGCGGCATCTACTTTTACAATGGCATGGAGGCTCTTCTTTCCGGAATGGACCAGGCATGCCACAGGAAGTTCCAGTTCCCGGATCAGCGCATGCTGCTTGTCGATCTCCATGCTGTCTGACTCTACCAGGGCATAACGGAAGTCTGTCACGTTGTCGTTCCTTACTCCCTTTCCATCCAGCGGGTTAAAACGGATCCAGGCACCAGCCTGAGGATCATAATCCCCCAGGACACTGCCGATATCACCGCCACAGGCAGAAAGTGCTTCTATCAGCTGTCCTGCAGTGCGGTCAAAGGATCCCTTATCTGCAGGGAGCCATTTATCATCCTTCTGCCAGCTCTTTACCACATAGCCTACATTCTCCCCTGCTTCAAACAGGGTCTCCAGATACCGGATCAGTTCCTTGGCCGGGTCAAATCGGGCCGGTTCCCGTACTTCTTTTCCTTCCACCCAGTTCCGGTCAATGAACACGCCTTCCTCACTGGAAATGGTATCTTCCCAGCCCAGGGCATGCCCCGGATCATAGGGCGGCGTCCACCCCTGTTCCCTTGCATACTGGACGATCGTCCCACCGGTCACGGGGGATCCGTTTCCCTTAAATCCCTTCCATTTTTTCTGACATTCCCCAAGATGATACCTGCCGGGATCTCTCCGGCTCCAGTTGTCCCACACATCCACGCTGTATCCTTCCAGGTCCAGGGCCATGCCGATATTCAGCCACTGCTGGTAATCCAGTTCAGCCGGCTCTATATGATCTAAGACCTCCAACAGGTCATACTGGCTTCTTTCCATTTCCTGCTTACTCCTTAATTTTCAGGTACATAATTTCTTGGGTCCACACCTCTTGGGGCTCCTCTCCAGCCACACGCAGCGATCCGGTCGATCATGTTCTTTCCTGCCTCAAACGTCCATGTCCCTACATGCTGGAAACCATATTTTTCCAGGCACCGGATCTGTTTCGGTGTGGTAAGCCCTTCCTCCTGCCGTTTATGCAGGCGGTCCAGGATCAGGTTTGCCTTTCCTGCATTGTCGATCTCATCCGGAAGGATCCCTCTCTTTTCCAGCTCCTGTTTCTGTTTATCAGAAGGCGGTGCCATCTCCCAGCCAAAAGCCGGGACATAACCGGACAGGTCTTCCGCCTGTATGCTCATCTCAAACTGTAATGGATCCACCAGTTTCTTCTTTCTGGTACGCATCTCCTGGAGCTGTTTTGCCAGGGATTCTTCCCTTTCTGCGATCACATCTTCCGATGCTTTTCTCTCAGCCTCTTCCAGATCCATAGGGCATCCGGCTGTTCCTTCCAGGTTCTCCGTCATCTTTCGGGCTACTTCCTTCTTCTCACAGATCAGGTCCGCCGGATGGCAGAGTTCATGGCGTTCTGTATGCCAGAGGAAATCCAAGAGCAATAGATGGCTCTTTCCTTCACACAGTCTGGTCCCGCGTCCTACCATCTGGCTGTAAAGGCTGCGCACCTTTGTTGGACGCAGCACGATCACACAATCAACGGACGGGCAGTCCCAGCCTTCCGTCAGCAGCATGGAATTGCACAGGACGTTGTATTCTCCTTTATCAAAGGCTTCCAGGACTTCTGCGCGGTCTTTGCTCTCACCATTGACTTCCGCAGCTTTAAATCCCTTTTCATTCAGGATCTCTTTGAACTTCTGGCTGGTCTTTACCAGTGGAAGGAACACGACCGTCTTTCGGTCCCTGCAGTATTTCATCATCTCGTCCGCGATCTGGTGCAGATACGGATCCAGGGCTGTTGCAATGTCACCGGCTTTAAAATCACCGGACTGGATGGATACCCCGGACAGATCCAGCTGCAGCGGGATCGTCATGGCCTTGATCGGGGATAGATAACCCTCCCGGATCGCTTTCGGAAGGGTATATTCATAAGCCAGGCTCTCAAAAAATTCTCCCAGGTTACGCATATCGCCACGGTCAGGCGTTGCAGTCACTCCCAGTACTTTTGCAGACGGGAAATGCTGCAGCACCTTCTGGTATCCGTCTGATATGCAGTGATGGGCCTCATCAATGATGATCACATTGAAATAATTCTCTGAAAACTGGGACAGGCGTTTTTCACGCTGCATGGACTGTACAGAGCCTACTGTGATCCGGAACCAGCTCCCCAGACAGGTCTGCTCTGCTTTTTCTGTCGCACATCCCAGGTTCGTGCTCTTCTTGATCTTATCCGCAGCCTGTTCCAGGAGCTCGCCCCGGTGCGCCAGGATCAGTACCCTGTATCCTTGACGCACACAGTCTTCTGCGACTTTTGCAAACACGATGGTCTTTCCGCAGCCGGTCGGCAGTACCAAAAGGGTCTTCAATGTACCCTTATCCCACTGCTCAAATACGGCTGCTTTCGCTTCTGCCTGATACGGTCTCAATTCCATTTAGAACACCCCCGCCTTAAACTGCTTTGGTTCATACTCCAGATAACGGCTGACACGGTTATTCCTGCGCTTATTGCCGTTCTTGTCCACATATTCATTGATCATGACTTCCACCTTGCCGGTAGAGCATGGCACTTCATTCCAGTTAGGCCGCAGTGCTTCCCCTTTCTTCTTCTGTCCAATGCATAAGAAGAACTGGCTCAGTCTCCACTCTGCCTTTGAGTTCAGGTACAGGCTGTCAAATACATGGTGTTCCTTGCCGTCCTTATCCTTGATCAGAAGGTCCAGGTTCGCCATGTTACAGGGTGCCATCTTCTCGCTTCCTCCGAAATGGGCGCGTTCCATGGATGCCACTGTAAATTCATAAGTCCCTTCCGGAAGGGGCTCAAACTCAGTCCCTTCATTCTCGATCGCATCATCCCAGCCGATCTCTTTTCCTAAATCTGCCATTTCTTTCATCCTCCTCATTAATTAAATACTAAAGAATCCTTTTCTTTCATTTCCCTGATCGCCGCATACACCTGGTCCCAGGCACCTACCAGAACGCCGTCCACAAAGCCCGGATTGACCTCTTCATACATGTAAAGGGGCGTATCCACCGGTACATATCCCTTGGCTTCACATACGTTCTGTATATCCCATTCGCACACATCATTGGCGATCATCAGGTCCCGCAGTCTCTTTGGGAGACGTGGATCCAGTGCCGATCTTCCATCCGGCTTTACATCCCCTTTGCTGCCCTCCACAGGCGCAATGCCTTTCTTTTCTTCTGCAGGTTTTTCATTGCCCTTGTTACTACTGGCTGTCTCCGGATGTTTTACCGTTTCTACCGGTCTGACAGGTGGTGCTGGCTGTGTCTCCTGTATAGGGCCTGGCTGTTTTACCTCCTGCCTCTCCTCTGCCCGGGCTGCTCCCGGTTCCAGGATCTGCCGGATGCTCTCATATGTAAAAGGCACTTCATCCGGAAGGCTGTAGCGGTTCTTTGCGTCCCAGCAGCTGTGGTGGGTGGTATACATGACACGTTTTCCGCCCTGGGCTTTGTTTTTCCCCTTCTGGGCTCCCTGGCCGTCCACGTTCACCACCATGGTCTTATAATTCGCAAACAGTACCATGTCTGCCCACTCTTTTACCATGGGCGCTACGCCTTTACTCAGCTTCATCTCCCAGCGGTCATAAGCTCCCAGCTCATCCGGCTGTTCAAACTTGCGCATCTTTGCATGGGCTGTAAGGACCACGTTTACCCCCACCTTGATTACTTCTGTGAGCAGGTTTAAAAGACGCCCAAATTCTTCCTGGACATAGGTATACCCTTTTCCATATCCAAACTCCTCAATGCTGCTCTTGTGGTTCTTATCACATATCTGGGAAATGCAGAGCATCTCAGCCCAGTCCGCCGTATCAATGACCAGGGTCTTGCAGATATCCGGATGGTTCTTTACATACATGACCTGCTCCATGAGCATCATCCAGCTGCTTGGCTCTTTGGTACGCGCGATATCCATATCCCTGGTGGAACCTTCTGTATCAATGAACAGCGGATCCGGGAAGCAGGAAGCCAGCGTGGACTTCCCGATCCCTTCCGGACCGTAGATCACGGTCTTCTTTGCTCCTGGCTGTTTTCCTCTGATGATCTCCATTTAAAAAACACCTGCTTTCCATTCTTTCTTTTCTTCGGTGTGCGGCTGTCCTACCACATACCCGTCTTCGATGATAATGCTGCACTCGTCCCCCGTAGATACCCTGGTAGCGATCGCCTGGAGACCTTCTGCCTCCAGCCACTTTCCAAACTCCTGAAGGGTATGCAGGTCCATCTGTTCCAGCTTGTCCATGAGCACAAAGCCACAGTTTGGATTTAACCGGCGTACGATCGCGGTAGATACCTTAAGCTGTTCGGATCCGGACATGTTGTCCCATTTCTGACCATTGTAGACCAGTTCCCCATCCTCAACCGTCAGTCCTGGAAGCGGCAGATCTGCTTTCTTTAACAGTTCCAGCTTTTTATCCCGTACCTCCTGGATCTTTCCGGTCAGTGCATTGTACTGTTTCCGGTATCCCCTGGCATCTTCTTCTGCCTTGTCTTTGTCCAGGTTGGCCCGTACTTTCCGGTTTGTCTCTTCCACTTCTGCAATGTTTTGTTCCAGTTCTGCGGTAGACTCATCCTGCAGGTTCTCACTGGTCGACCGGGCGATCTTAAGATCCGCTTCCAGCTCTGCCTGCTTCCTTAAAAGCTCCTGGATCTGATCCGTGACACGCTGCATCTCCTGCTCCAGCTGGTGGCGTCTTTCACGCTTTCTCTGGTTTTCCCCGTTCTGTGCCAGGATCTCCTGCTGTTTGCGGATCAGTTCCGCTGCTGAGACTGGGACTGTTGGGACATCCGGATAATAAGGCTGTTCTTTTGCATACTTCTCTTTCTGGTCTGCCGTGCGCCCCACATAGGTACGCTCACTGTAAAGTTCCTTTTCTTCCTTTTCCAACTGGGACAGCTGGTCTCCCACACCGATGATGTTTAACAGGATACCTGCCTTTTCCCTGTCAGAAGCCTCCATAAATTTCGGAAGATCCAGTGCCAGCTGTTCCACAAACTCATTCAAAAGCTGCTGCCCGGCCTTCTGTCCCTGTGGATCTGTTACCTTTAACGTGCTGTTCTTACCCTTGCGTTCCACTACCAGACCATTGCTCATGACTATATGAAGGTTTGGCGGGATCACGGAGCCTTCCCTCTGAGCCTGGGACGGACGGTATTTGTCCCCGCCTAAAGCCCAGGCGATCGCATCCAGGACAGAAGTCTTGCCCTGGTTGTTGTTTCCACCAATGATCGTAAGCCCATTTGCTGTCGGTTCGATCTTTACTGCCTTTACACGCTTGACGTTCTCAATCTCAAGCTTGTTAATTTTCATTGCCATCTTGCAATTCTCCTTCTCCCTCCGTATAATGAGGGTGTAAAATGTTTTTGTTACCGGACCTTCCGCAGTTGCCGCTGCCTGGGTCCTTTTTTATGTAGCCTCTGCATGCCTGTAAGCGGCTTCTCTCCATGCACCGGTTCTTCCTGATGTAGGTACCGCACTGGTCTTCCCGCACAGCCATCACAGCACCTGGACCGCAAGCGCAGCACCAAGCATCATGAAGACTATCACCCACATGCCACCGGCTATAAATGTCTCTGTGATACCTACCCAGTCCACAGCTTTCTTCTTAGGCCTGGTTGCCTGCACTGCCACATAGGACAGCTCCATGTCTGTCTGACCGTCATAGTTCTTGATCTTTGCCATTACTTCTCTCTCCTTTCCAAGCTCTATTCATATCCTGGCACACTGGATCCGGTAATCTGCTTTAACTTCTCCGGATAGATCTTGTACCGCCAGGTCTTAGTCCCCGTCTTTTGAGGACTTAATACCATTCCCAGGTCCATGCTTCCATTACGCATGTACTTTCTTACGGCCGCTGCCGACAGCCCCAGGAACGGAGCTGCATCTTCTGGTGAAAGATATCGTTTTTCCATGTAAACACCTCCTACATTGCTTTTAATTTGTTTCCGTCTTATACTGTACTTACAGGCTCCCGCCAGAGCCGAGTACAAAAGAAAGGAGAACTACATGGCCAAATTTGGTAACAACCTAATTATTCTTTTTATTGTTGTCTTAATTTATAAGGTCATAATTAACATTTACTATTTTTTCCGCATAAAGCACTTAAGCAAAATGCACTTAAGCTGGCTTGCTGGTGAATCACCTAAATTTCCAACTTATAAAAACGAAATTATCTCTCTTTTCAAAAAAGCCGGAATAAAAAATCTTTTAGTTCCAACAGCTCAGCGCATTGACTATGGCCGGATTGCAACTTTTAATGCTGATGTTTTCACTAATTTTCCAAACATAAACTCAGACATATACAACGGTGCCATCCGAATGTTTTATGAAGCTGAAGGAATCTACCGCCAACGTATTTTTGAAACATTCAGTCCCGTTTACTGGATAAATTCCATTATTTTTGTCCCTAGACACTTGCTCACATATCTTGGCTTCAACCAAGAAAAAACTTTGTTTAAAGCATGCAATGTCTTATTGACCTTTATCTGGTGGACTTTCGGAGCTGCAAGCCTGTTCTTTTGGCCGCAATTCAAAGAATTCATCATCGAACTGCTTGGAAAGTTTTAAAATAAACTTTGTTAGTACGATCAAAGCATTAACATTTCCAGAATCTGCTATCTGCCCATGCGCGAACAGCAGATTTTTTGCTATCTGACATCGTATGTTTTTTCCTACGGATATTACCATCTCACTCACCTCCTACTCTGTTGCAAACAGATAATCCGTCGCACATTCCGGATTAACCTCTTCCTATTTTTTTAACTTCGTGCTATCCTTTCATCACAGGCACTGCCATGCCGAGTATGCAGAAAGGAGAATGTCTATGAATATCGACTTTTCAAATGAAGAATTGCTTTTTCTATATGGACGCGTAAAAAAGGAATACGATTCCATAAAAAATCAGAAAGCGATCACTATCTCTAAGTCCGAAGCAAAACTTTATACCAATTTAATTCTTAAAATGGAAGCTGCCTGCCCGGGCCTTTCTAATCTTCCTCTTTAGAATCGTCAGCCGTAAATACACCACTATTTACGGCTTTTTTGAAAGCCTCTAGCGGAGATACATAGGGTTGAATCGAAATCATGTATGCTGTTCCTTTGATTTTCAGGATAGTAAAGAAATCTTTCTTTTTTCCAAGCAGGAGTCTTGCTAGTAATGCTGTTACCACCGTCTCACCCCCTTTCTTTCTACTCTAACAACTTCTCAATGGGTACTCCCAGGTAGTCCGCTACTTTCTGGACTTTGCGGATACCAGGCTCATTATTATTCCATTTGCAAATATAGCTTCGTGGAAATTCCAATTCCTGCTCTAATTGCATAATCGTTATTCCTTTTTCTTCACAAATCTTTTTGACATTGTCATATAACATCTACTTCACCTCCTCGCTATAAGATAAATTGCGCAAAATTTTGAGATTATAATATTGACTTTATGCGTAAAATATTCTACAATCAGAAGTGCCAACAACTATTAAGAATATTAGTCTTTCGCAAAATCTTGCGCAACTCATGATTTTATTATACACAAGATTTTGCGTATGTCAAGGATTAATTGCGCAAAATTTTGAGGTATACTAATGGGATTATATGAACAGATACGAGACATCGCAAAAAGTAAAGGTTACTCCGTTAATAAACTTGAAAAGGAATTAGGTTTTGCCAGAAGCTCTATTAACAAATTTAATAAAAATAAACCTAGTGTTGAAAAGCTGCAACAAATTGCAGACTTACTTGAAGTCTCTCTTGACTACCTACTATCAAATACAGATGAAACCATAAAAGAAAAAGCCCCAACGCTTACCGCCCGAGACGAAAGAGATATTGAAAAAATATTAAACAATACCCGCGAACAGCTTCTTTCCCAGGAAGGTCTGATGTTTGATGGTGATCCAGCAAGCCCAGAAGCTATTGACTCTATTCTTTCTGCAATGCAGATCGGTATGGAAATGGCTAAAAAGAAAAACAAGGAAAAGTACACCCCTAAAAAATATAAGAAGGATTAGCCTATGGATATAAAGAAAAAGGCTGACGCTTTGGTCCGCAAGCACCAGACACGTAACCCCTTTGAACTTATTCTAGGACTTAATGTTATCCTTGTCTTTGCCCCATTGATAGGAGTACGTGGGTTTTACCAATATTTTCAAAGAAATAATATCATCTATATAGATGAGAATCTGCCACCACACGAACAGGCTTTTGTTTGTGCTCATGAGCTTGGACATATGTTTCTACATAAAAAAGCCAATGCTATTTTTATGGATACACGTACGCATTTCAATACTCACCGATACGAATTGGAAGCAAATAAGTTTGCAATGGATTTTCTTGTCGGAGACGATACTCTTTCTGAATATCAGGAGTGTACCATAGATCAGCTTGCGCGGATCCTGGGATATCAGAAAGAACTTATTGAATTAAGGTTAAAATAGCCTATGGCAAAAAATATTTATAGAAAGGACTAATACACAAATGAGTAAGACCAAAAGCACAGATGAACTCCATTCTCATAAAAAGCAAGCACTTCAAAATGTAGAAGATTATCTAAATAAACTTATTGCTTCTGAAGATTCTCATGATAACGGCAAGGCCGACAAGCTTTGCTATTGGTTAAAGGACTGGATGACCTTTTTGGATTTTGAAAAATCATTTTCTCCTATGAGCCTTAGACGATATAAACGTGGCGAAATTGTAAAAGTTCATCTTGGCTTCAATGTTGGTAGTGAAGAGGGCGGCCTCCACTATGCTGTTGTATTAGACAAAAACAATGCAAAATCTTCTCCTGTTATTACAATTATCCCTCTCACTTCAGTAAAACCACATACCGATGTTACTAAATTAAAAAATGGAAGTATTTTCCTTGGAAATGAACTATTCGCTATGTTAAAAAGTAAAATATCCAGCGAAACAAAAAATTTAAAAGAGAAGATAAAAGAACTCCAGGAATTAGTGAATGAATTGAATGATGAGAACTCAGACAATCAAATGGCCATAATCGATCCTAAGTTGGACATTGCTAATCGTGATCTTGAATTACTTGATAAAATGAAGGCAGAAGTATTAAAAATGAAATGTGGAAGCATCGCACTTGTAAATCAAATTACAACAATTAGTAAAATCCGTATTTATGACCCTAAAACAGATCACGATATTTTAAGTGGTATTAGATTGTCCAATGAAAAACTTGACTTGATTGATGATGAAATTCAAAAAAAATTTACAAATATATAACATATTTGCCTTGACATTTACATAAAATAAGGGTATGATGAATACGCTAAAAACAAAGCCGTATACCGGCCGTATAAAAGACATTGTTTCCAGACAACCGGGAACCGTATTCATTAAAGACCCTACTTCGTTGTAGGGTCTTTTTCGTTTTATCGCACCCATAGAAAGGAAGTGTCCACATGCCATTATTAAAAAACGATCAGTATACATCCGAAGACTACTGGAACCTGCCAGAAGGCACCAGAGCAGAACTCATTGACGGTAAATTCTACGACATGGCACCACCCAGTCGAATCCACCAAAGACTTGTTTCTAAACTAACATCTGTTATTGATCAGTACATTAGTAATCATCACGGAAATTGTCAGGTATATCCTGCTCCATTTGCTGTTAATCTTGATGCTGATGATAGAGACTGGGTAGAACCAGATATTTCTGTTATCTGCAACCCTAATAAGCTTACTGATCGGGGATGCTCCGGAGCTCCTGACCTGATTATAGAGATTGCTTCACCAGCTAGTAGCAAAATG